AACCAGAACAATACGATGGCTACTATGTAAAATTCTTGACGAATGCGCTTATGCGCGGCGCTGCGAAAGACAGGGCTGAATTTTACTGGAAAATGTGGCAAATGGGCAATCTGAATAATAATGAAATGAGGGCGCTTGAAGAATATAACCCGCGTGAAGGTGGCGACGAATATTATGTGCCAGCCAATATGATGTCAAGTGATGACATTTTAAATGGCGAATCACCTGCCGCGCCACAGCAAACTCAGAAGGATATTGATGATGAATAATATACCCAGAAACATCATGAACGCTGGCCGGGTTATTTCTGCCGCCAATGAATCAAAGTTGGTTGCCGCAAGAGATCAGATAGACGCTGTTCTTTCGGCGCTTAAGATGGACGATGAATCAAACGCCATGAACCGTGGTTGCAACCTCTCTCCTGGAGTTTTAAGGGTTGGCAAGATCGAAGAGAAAGAATGCGAGGTTTTTATTTATGGTGACATTGGGGATTATTGGGATGGCATTAACGCTGATGATTTTGTTAAAGAAATTTCAATCCTTGATGTCGAAACGATAAACGTAAGGCTCAATTCATGCGGCGGCGTTATTTATCACGGAATTGCCATTTACAATGCGCTCGTTCGGCATAAAGCCAAAGTGGTTATCCATATTGACGGCATTGCGGCCAGTATCGCATCGGTTATCGCTATGGCCGGTGATGAGATCAGGATTAGCGAAGGATCAAATGTCATGGTTCATAAGCCGTGGAGTTTTGCGGTGGGCGATGCAAACGAAATGCGTAAAGAAGGCGAAGTCCTTGATAAATTGGAAGCCGGAATCATAGACATCATCGAAGCCAGAACCGGAAATGATCGGGCGCAACTTGAATCGTGGGTTGCCGAAGAAACATGGTTTCTTGGACAAGAAGCGGTGGATGCCGGATTTGCCGATATGATGATTCCTGCAAAAAAGAAGGAAAAACCAACAAAATCAAATCTGCTTAACCTTTTCAAGAAAACCCCAAAGAATCTTTTACCAGAAAACGATACCGCGCCTTCGGTGCGAGAATTCGAGCGCCTTCTCCGTGATGGGGAAGGATTATCAAATAGTCAAGCGAAGCGGGTCGCAGCATTGGCTTTCAGAAATCATCGGGAAGATGCCACTGAACATCGGGAAGATGGACACAAAGATGCTACCCACACCGATTTTATCAATAAATGTTTGGAATTCAAAAGAACCATCGACAATGCAATAAAGGAGAAAGCAAATGCCTGATATCGACCCCAAAGAGGCCGTAACACAGTTGATGACTGCGTTTAACGAGTTTAAGACTGCCAATGACGCCAATGACAAAAAGCGAGATGTTCTGCTTGAAGAGAAGATCGACAAAATCAACGTGGCAATGGACAGATTCGAGCCTCTGAATCAGCAGATTACGCTGGCTGCTCAGAACCAGAAAGCCATGCAGGATCAAATGGATCAGATTCAGACCCTTTTGCAGACCCCGAACTTGGGCGGAACTTCTACCGAACGGGAAGCAAGCGAATTCAGATCTGCGTTTGATCGTATTATGCGCAGACCCCCGCAGGACCGCGATCCAAAAGATGTGGCTGTTATTCAGAAACGCATGGCGGCTCTTGTCAAGTCCGACGATGTGAGCGCCGGGTATCTTCTGGCTCCGCCCGACATGCAGGCCGAGATCATCAAGGACATCGTTCTGATGACCCCCATCCGTCAACTGGCTACTGTCAGAACCATCGGAGTCGGGAGCTTAAAGGGACCGAAAAAAACCGGAGCCACCACAGCTACTCGTGTTGGTGAAGTCACAACCAGAACAAACACCGGCGATCCGACTTACGGGATGTACGAGTTCCAGGCCCCTGAGATGTTCGCACGAATTGAGGTTTCGTTGCAGATGCTCGAAGATTCGGCGTATGACCTGCTTGGAGAACTTCGCCAGGACGCGGCAGAGCAGTTTTCAGTGAAGGAAGGCTACGAGGCCATTAATGGCGTCGGTGCTGCTAATCAGATGGAAGGGCTTTTGGTCAACAGTGATATCGTTGCGGTGAATAGCGGTGCGGCTGCATCATTGACCGGAGACGGACTGCTTGACCTGTTTTATGCGTTGAAATCCGGTTATACCCAGAACGCTGTTTTCGGTCTGAGCCGTGCAACTCTCGGCAAAACCCGTAAACTGAAGGATGGACAAGGCCAGTATTTGTGGATTCCAGGTATCGCCACCGCAATGCCAAACACTCTTGCCGGTGCGCCTTACGTTGAAATGCCCGATATGCCAGCCGTTGCAGCCGGGACTTATCCGATCCTTTATGGCGACTTCCGCAAAACGTATGTCATCGCTGACAGAATCGCCATTGCATTCCAGGTGGATTACACGACCGGGGCTGACAATGGACTGGTAGTATTCCGCGCTCGTAAAAGAGTTGGCGGTGGTGTGCGACAGGCCGATGCAATGAAGAAACTTTACATTTCCGTCTAACCAAATTCGCCGGGTTAAAATCCGGCGTGAATAAAGGAGAAAATCAAATGAATAATTTTTTGCAGAATTGCAAAGTAACGTATGTCCTCGGCGCTGTTGCTGATGGACAGGCCGCAAGCGCAACATCCATTCTTGATATGAAGGGGTGGGATGGCGTGGCATTTATCGCTTTAACTGGTGACGTGACAAGCGGGTGTGTTTTAACTCTTACGGCGCAACAGGACGAGTTGAACGGGTCTGGCGGGATGGCTTCACTGACCGGAACCGCCACATTCACGGCTGGCGCATCTGATGCAGATAGCAAGGCGCTTCTGTTGGATGTCCAGAAGCCGAGAAAGCGCTATGTTCGGGCGCTGTTTACCTCTGCCACCCAGAACGCTGTTAAAAATGGCGTTGTGGCAATCCAGTATCGCGGTACACATCTTCCGGCAACTCAGGATACAACTGTCATCGACTCGCAACTGATTTATGATGCGGCTGAATAATTAACCAATGGCCGGCGAAAGCCGGTCAACTCCAAAATGCTTAGCATTAGAGCGTAAAGCTCGCAACAAAGGAGAATTAAAATGAGTGATCCTACGTATCAACCTAAGGTGTATCGTAAAATGGGGGGCGATGTAATGGTTATCGCCAATGGTGGCCAGATTCTTGTCGAGCCTGGCGGAAGTATCATGGGCGGAAACCCGACCGGGGCCGCTGATTATTTTGTTGATTTGAATGTTTCGGCAACGGGCGATGGGTCTATCGCTTCGCCATTTGCTACAATCGCAGAGGCTATCACAGCCAGCAACCTGTCAATCGGACTAACGGCGAACCGCTGGTGGGCGCGTCGGAACAGAATCTTTGTCATGGGTGACGGAATCACGGAGTCGCTGACCGTTCTCCCCGAAAAATGCGACATCATCGGCATTGGTTCAGACCTTTATCCGTTCCCCCGCGTAACTGGTATTCACATCCCCGCCGCTGCAAAAGTAGCTTGCCGATTTATCAACATGGGCTTTCAGGCAACCGGAACGGCTGAAGTATTTAAAGTTCCTGCCGCTTGTCATGGATTGTCATTTCTTGGATGCACATTCACGGCGACCGCCGCAGGAAACACTAAGGCTCTTGCCATCACCGATTGCGCTCATATCCGAATCGAAGGTTGCAACATTCAGCCTGGCGCTGGCGTGGCTGCTACGGGTTTATTCGGACTGGGAATCAGCATTGAAGGGACCGCTTCTACCCACGATCTCTATATCGCCAACAACCGGATTTTCGCAACGGCTGGAATTGCAATTGCGGCAGGGGATCTGAACGGAAGCGTAGTTGAAAACAACATTATCCGATCTATGGGAGCCGGTAAAGCCTGTGTTGACAGTTCCAACGAAGTGGCGTTTGTCAACAACAGACTCATGACGGCTATCAACGATTTGGCTGTTGCAAACTCCTGCACATGGAATGCTGCATTGGCTGTTGGCAATCTGCTTAACACTGTACAGGCCCGAAGCGCTGATATCCCGATTCAAGTTGTAATGACCAGTTAACCTTAACGGGCGGGTAAAACCGCCCTAAAGGATCATCCAATGATTTGTAAACAATGCAATCAAGCGTTTAATGGTGCGGCTGGGATCTGTCATTTGTGTGGAACAGATCATAGCGAACCGATTATTCCAAAAGCTGAAAAGATAGTCGATTGGGGTGTTACCACAAATCCGGTTTCAGCCACCAAAGAAGAACCCGAGGTCTCAAGGCCTGAAAAAAAGAAAAAGGGGGCAAAGCCATGAGAATGTACGGAAAAGCCGGTAGTACATATAAAGTTGCCTCCACTGATACGGCGGTTGGCATGGCAGCAGGCGTTTTGGTTGATATCGCCATGGGATTGATTGACTCAGTTTCGATAGCGGTAGAAACCAATAATATCCGGGTAGCTATTGGCACGCCAACACAAGCCGGAGTAGGCATTCTTTTATATCCTGGTGATGTTATCGAGATCGAAGGCAATTCAGACTGCAATAATCTCAGTTGGATCAGTGCTGCCAATGGCGTTCACGGTGCATTGCAGATTACGCCTCGATACGATTACGGAGGTTGACCATGAAAATAACCCGTGGAATTGCGATAGTAGCTTCTCAAATTGCTGATTTAATTTCAGATAATATCAAGGCGGGGATTACTATCTTTGGCATAACAGGAAAGGCAGAAGTTGTTGACACCACAACTGCGGTTGGCGTTACTGCATCCCAAATGATGACCGGGAAAGAAGCGTTTGTAAACGGCTCTAAGGTAACTGGATCTGGGACAAAGACCTTGAGCGCGGCAAGCGAAACCGTGAGTGCAGGTTATTATGCTGGAACAACGTTAAGCGCGGTTGACGCGGATCTTATTGCAGCCGACTTAAAATCAGGTGTTAATATTTTCGGAAAAGTTGGAACTTACGATGATTCAGCAACGCCCATCACTGCGGCTACGGTTGCAACGGGGCTTGAAGGGTTTGTAAATGGTGCAAAAGTTACCGGGTCAGGCACAAAAACGCTTTCAGACGCTAATGACACTGTATCCGCTGGCTATTACGAAGCTACAACGCTTTCTGCTGTTGATGCGGATTTGGCAACGGCCAATATCAAGGCAGGTGTAACCATTTTCGGGATTGCCGGGAAAGTAGAAGTTGTTGATACAACGGAAGCCGGAGATGGGGCCGTTGCTGCTGATATCGCACTCGGCAAGAAAGCATGGGTAAACGGAGTTGAAATTACAGGGATTCATGTTTGATGCAGCTGAACCTGATAACGCCACCTGTTCTTGAGCCATTGTCGATTATTGAACTGAAGGGAC